GATTACTTGAAGCTTACATTTGCGCTAGTGATAGCAACACGACCTAAGTAGTCAGCTGCATTACCTAGAGAAGAAGCTGTGTTGCTCAACTCTACATAACCGTAACGTGTTAGGAAGCCAACTACTGGCTCAAATGTTGCTGGATCTAGAACAACACCAGAGCTCATTAGAGGAATATATGGGCAATAGAACGCAGCAGCATCTGCTTCGCTAGTACCTTTGTATCCAACTAGAACTTGGTTTGCATCTGTGGCGTCGCTCATATAAGCGTCAACATAGATACGCATTGCACCATTCAATGTACCAACAAACTTAGTGTTTGTAGGAGCTTCGAATGTACCTTCTGTAGTACGAGCAAAAGCGCTGGTAGTAGCAGATTGTAGAATTGTCAATGCTTGGTTAGAAACAACAGCCCAGTTACCAGCACCACGACGTGTACGTTGAGCAATCAAGTTGCTTACGCGGTTGATCTGGATAGCTAGAGCGGCGTGCTCGTCACCAACGAATGTAGCTGTACCAGAAACTAGAGCCTGGTCATAAGTTTCTTCGGTGGAAGCCAAAGCACGTAGACTTGCTAGAATTTCTTGGTCAATTTCAGCTGTAATTTCTTGAGCTAAAGCAGCCATGATTTCTGCTTCGATGTCAATACCTTGTTGGGCTTGTGCATCTTGAGCAGCCTCAAATGTCCAACGAGCGCTTAGTTTACGTGACTTAGCTTCGACTGGAGTCTTCAAGATTTGGATGCTCATACGCTTGCCTGGTGTACCTTCTAGAGTAGAAGTTGCAGCAGCCTTGGAAACATTGTCACCGGAGTAAGCACTAGCAATCTTGAATGGGCTTAGAGCTTCTTCACCTGCTGTTACTGTATCACCGCCGGAAACGCCGTCAGCGTAGCGAACACGTAGAGTGTGGATTTGACCAACAGGGCCAGTCATAGGTTGAACACCGATGATTTCATTGGCAATAACTGTAGGCATTACACGACGAATAACTGGTAGAATAACACGGTTAAGTGTTGCAATGTTACCAGCGCTGGTTGATCCAGCAGTTGCGCTTTCAGACAAACTGCGACGTGTATTCTCTAGGCAAACGCCCATGGATGCACGACGGTTACCAGTTAGGCCTTCAAGCAGAGCTTCTTTGGTCTCTGACCATCTTTCATTTAATAATTGTGACATTTATGTCTCCTTGAATATAATTATTTTAGACCCGCTAATTTGCGGATATCTAAGATGTTATCTAAGCCTACCTGTGGCTTGCTTTCTCGATTTCCAGTTACTTCAGAGCTTTCAGTTAATGTTGCTTTCGCTGTCTTAACTGCGGCACCTTCCATAACGGTGGGTAGGTATTTCTCAAATGCTACTGATAATTTCTTGGTCTCTACAGACTCAAGCAATTGATGCATTAGCGCTCTTTTTTCACCAGTGATTGGTGATAACAACTCAGCCATAACTTGCTTACGTTCCATTAAATCTTTAGTAACACGGATTTCGCGGTCCTTAGATTCAACGATTGTAGCTTTTTGTGTTAAAGCTTCTTTTGTTTCGGCAAGTTCTTGATCTTTCTTAGCAATGATCTTTAACAATTTACTTGTCTCAGACTTCTCATTTAGGAATGATGCAGAATACTCTTGTGCAAACGCTTCGTACAACTTACGACCAAAAGAGTTGTTACGGGCACTATCGATATCTTCTTTCAATTGCTTGATTTCAGATTTCATTTGTTTAGTGACTGTAGCTTCTACTACTTGTGCGCTACGTTGAATGAAACGTTGTTTAATTTCTTCAAACTTACTCTTAGCTTCGCGAACTAACTTAACTTTCGTTTCAGCTAAATCACGCTTGTCCACTGCAAACTCTCTAATTTCTTTCGAAAGAGCGTGTACAATAAACTGTTCTAATTTGCCAAAGTTCTCAGCAACTTTCTTACGATCGCTTTGGAACTCTACAACTTCTTTGCCTAATTGTTTAATAACAAAACCTTCTAGCTTTTTAGCATCTTCACTAATACGTTGTTGGTATTGTACTTTTGCTTCGGCTAGTGCTTTTTTGTCGTTATACAATTCGGCCATTTCTACGGCCAATCTGTCGCTTAACATCTTGTCGATTGCTTCAACCATAACAGTCTTATCATGACTGTATTTTTGTGCAAACTCTTCACGAAGTTCTGCGGTGACTTGGTCGCGATTCTCTTGAATTTTCTCTGCAAAGGCAGACTCAATAACAGACTTTACGTCTTCTGTCATTGCTCCTGACTCTACTAATTGTTTGAATGCGTCCAACATTTTTTTCTCCTCGGGCTTATTTTAGACCTTTAATAATATTAAGGAGTGATTCCTTGATATATTTCTGGGCCTTTGGATCTTCTTTTACTTCTCTAGCAACATTAAAGGCACGATTTCCACCTCGGCTGTTCATGAGATGCTCATAAACAGGAGTAGGATAAGCACCAGGTGCGCTAGGTTGTGCAACTACATCTACTGTGATAATCTCAAAATCGGATACTTTGCCAGACATTTCGTCAACGTTGCCGCTGCCTCTACTACTGACACCTAGTTTCACTCCGCTTTCAAGCATAGTACGAATTAAGTTGCCCATCGGTGTTGGCAAAATTTTCATCTTGCCATAACCATTAGGACCTTCCATCCACATCTGAGTAATCATATGGGATACACGATCCAAATTCACTTTAAGATCATCTGGATGATCTACTTCACCTAATACAGAGTAACCACTTTGTAGTTGATCATTTAGTGTTTTCACAGCACGTTCAATTTCATCTACTGGGTAGACTCTTTGATTAGCATTGCGAATACCACCTTGGATAGCAATACCTTTTAAGTAAAGGCTTTTGCCATCCTTGTCATCCGACTCCATAACGATGCCGGATTGATCAAAACTTAGGTGTTCTCTTAGATAAGATACTTTCATCCTAGTGCTCTAATTAATTAGCTGGCTTTAAGAATTGTTTTACAGGATTAACACTGGTTTGACCAGCTTTATCACCTGTACCAGAACCTACTGGGCCTGGGCCAGAACCTTTCTTCTCGGCACCGTGTCCACCTTTGACAGCGGATAGGTTCTTAACACCCATCTTGCCGCCAGGAACATTACCGTTGCCGCTAGCAAACTTTTCACCAGCAGTTTTTGTAATACCGTTGTTTACTTTGTTAGGGCTTGTACCAGTGTTGTTTTGACCTTCTGTAGAACCTTGTACCAAGTTTCTACCATTTACATTTGCTGGACCTGGCTTGTTTTTACCAGAAGCAATTGGGCTACGGCCTTCTTGTGGAGCACTTTCTTTGTCACCAGTGCCTGCACCTGCGTACTGACCTTGTGTCTTTTGGCTGTTCTTTTCCCAGTCGTTACCAACTTTCTCTACGTATTCACGTGTAACGCGACGACCTTCATGCATACCCATCATCATGCCTTCGTCTTCGTCATCCATACCCATTTCTGGCTCTTCTTCACCACCAAAATCACCGTGTGATGCTTCACCGCCTTGGGCTTGTTCTAGTTCAGCAAAGGCTGCTTCAAGTTCTTGAATAGCAGTTTTAATGTCCATGATTGCGTTATCTTCTTGACTTTCTGGATCTTCTTCGCCATCCATATCGTCACCACCAATATCAGAACCAAACTCATCAGTAGCATCACCAGATGCACTCATTGGATCTTCGTCGTCAGCTTCCATACTGTAGGAATCTTCTAAGTCCATATTTTCTTCAACAGACTCTTCTTGATCTTCTTCTGCTTCTTCAACAGACTCTTCTTGATCTTCTTCTGCTTCTTCAACAGACTCTTCTTCTGCTTCTTCAGCAATTAAATTTTCATAAATTTCTCTAGACTTCTCAACAACGATAGCGTGGAAAAGCTCACTGGCTTTTTCACTTTCTTCGTTAACAATGAGATCTAACAGTTGTTCAAACTTTGTAGACATGCGTGTATTCTCCTTAATTAGATTGCGCGGCAAGGCTGTATTGTGTGTATATTTAAATCAATTTAAATAAAGGCACACGAAACAGGCCTAAAACGAGTCATTATTGATCGTTTGTGGCATTTTTTTGACAAATTTTATCAAATTTAGCAAAATTTATACAGGTGCTGCCTCAGGAGGAGGTGCTGCATACATCTTTCTTACTAAACCTAACTCTTCTTTTTTCTCTTGTTCTCTTGCATCTCCAGCTTTACGTAGATCGTTTAACATACGTAGAGTTAGTCTAGTTTTGCGAAGATCTTTTGACTTTAATACGCTAGTATCATTGTCAGAATTATATCTCAAATCATCAACTGGATCTGATTGTTGACCATCAAAATATATGAACTCGTTTAATAACATATGAATATTTATGCTGCTGGCGCAGGTTCTGTTGCCGGTGGAGAGCCCGGAGCGCCTGGTTCTGCGCCTGGTTCTGTTGGTTCAGGCGCTTCTGTAGCAGCATTTAATCCTGATATATCCGAACCTATGTTATTAGCAGTGATACCTATGCTTCTAAGTTCTGCACTTGCCGGTAATGTAGCATCATCATCTACATTTTCTTCGCGCCATAGTGTTTCGTTTTCTGCAACTTCTTCTGCACTTAATCCTAAGAAACGTTTTAATGCAAAACGCTTGCTGATCATTGGAATAGCAACCATAGTGTTAAATGTATTAACACGGGCTGTATCCATTTCTGCTTGACGATAACTGGCAAAATTCTGTGGAGGATTGAATTTAACTTCAAAAATATTGCTATCTACATTGATACCTTTAGTGTGTAAGTACAGTTTAAACTCTGTATCAAACTGCTCATTCATTAAACTTTGGAGTCTTTCGCAGTATTTGTTGAATCGGAGTTCTTGTATATAGGCTGTCCCAACTCGTCCGTCATTGAAGCTGCTTCCGCCATCATCTGCACCAGTAGGTAGATAACTGCTAGGAATCCGCAAAGCTCTAAAAAGTTTATTAGTAAAGTAGCGAAGGTCATCAATCTCTCCTAAGTTAGTACCGCCAGGTAATGTTTCAACTTTACTGCCTCTGCCCTCTGCAGTTTGTGGGAAAAAGTAATCTTCATTAATGCTTAATGGGTTATAACCTGAATCAACTACGCTTTGTCCACCACCTGTGGCACTAGGAATTCTACGTTGATTTACTTCGTTTTTAACACGCTCAACAAAACTCATAGCTAAATGGCTAGGCATATTTCCTACGTCAATGTAAAAAATTCTACGCTCGGGCGCCCGTTGTATACGGTAGATTAGAATAGCATCTTCTAATAATTCTTTTTGTTTATATACTTTAAACACACTTTCTAACAAACTTGTACCAAATGGATAGTTGTTATCAAGCCCTTCACTCATGCTAATATGTATAACATGGCGTGCATCTATTGCATATTGATTTTCTGTTTTTGTAAATCTACTGCCAGAAATATTACTTGGATATGATCCAGTCATTCCCCTGCTGCCGCCTGCACCGCCTTGTCCCGAACTATAGCCGCCACCAGCATATTGACTACCGCCACCTGTGATATTACTAGGGTTAATAGCTGTAGTAGCCAGTGTTTCTAAGTTAGGATTAAAGTCACGAATCATGTATTGTTCAGGCTTTTTACCTTCTGATTCGTTGACAATAATACGATCTACTTTAGTAGGATCAATGTACATCCACGACTGAGTTTCTGGATCTCTAACAAAGAAAGTATCACCGTATTTGAAACTATTGCGTACAATTTTAAATATTCGTGTTTGAAATTTGTTTAGTTTAGTCCACTGCTGCATGTACTTTCTGATGATCTTAATCTCTGTACTTGTAGCTTGTTCTTTGAAAAATACCTGAAAAGGTGTTCCGTTTTCTTCGTTGGCTTGACTGCAAAACTCTGCTAAAATGTCCAATGCAGCATTAACTTCACTATCCGCATCCATGGTATCATATTGACCATAACGCTCTAAGCGATTTGGATGTCCTGAATAAACATCGGGCAAATAGCTGGAATAATTGAGATGTGTAGGGCTGGCGTGTGCTCCAGATGAGCCGCTAACAGGGCTTAACGTTCCTGATGCGTTAACTGGAGTAAAATACTTTTTCCATCCGGCCATTATCTATATCCTTAAAATTTATAACCATTACCACTTAAACCTTTTACCGCACTCAGGGTTCGTTTAGTGTAATCTACATTTTCTTTCATTGCTTTTAGCATTTCTTCTGTCATCGTATTTAAGCGTTTCATCTCACTTGCAACATTATTTCCATTATCACCGCGAGTTTCGACGGTTTTTTCAGTAGTAGTTGCAGCAGTTTCAGACGGGCCAACTACTTTGCTTACCATGGCTGCAATACCTATCTTAATAATATCGCCAGCAGTTGGTGTAGCATCTTTAACTTTTTGTAAAGCGTTGGCTACTCTGTCTAATTTGTCTACATCTATGCTGGCAAGTTTGCTTGCACCATCTGCAAGTAGACTTAATCCAAGTCCTGCAGGCATTGCAAACAAGGCAAACGGTCCAAACGTTATTAAACTAAATCCTAATGCGCTTATTCCTAACGCAGCAGATAATAAATTTCCGCCATCGATGTTTGCAATTGAGCCTAATCCTTCGGCAAGTGTTGGTAATGCTTTGCCCATTAGCCAAGAAGCTGCTGCAATACCAGCACCAATTAGTGTAATAGCAACTCCTAATACAGCAGCACCTGCTAATACCAGTGGTGCTTCCGCACCAATTGCAGCTAACCCAGTACCAATACCAGTTAATGCTGATCCAATGCCGCCTCCACCTTTTCCAAGAGCATCCATTGGACCGCTGTTTTTATTACCTAACACACCGCCAACAACATCCATTACACCGCTAGAGGCTTTTTTAGCTTGTTCTAATGCAAACGTTTTTGCTTCCCACGCCCATACTGCTGCTTTATAAACAGCATATCCTGCTAGTAAATTGGATACAAATCCAAGAGCGTCTATTAGTTGACCAAATTTACTTGCTAAGAACCCTACAACACTAAACAATGTAGTCATTCCAGAAATAATTGGACTAAATGCATTCCACAATGCTGCTCCGAGCGATTTTAATCCTGCCATGGCATCAGCCATTTGTTGAGATTGTTTTGATTCTAGTTCTGTTCGGTCCATAGCTTTTCTACGATCTTCGTCAGTTTGTTGAGAAAATTTATTAGCACTAGCTTGACCAATTTGTATCATTTTTCCTAGTTCACCACCGCTGGCTATTAATGCTGCTTTTTGTGCATCATTAAATTTACCCATATCTTGTTGGATACCATTAGCTGCTTGGAAAAGATTTTCATTCATATCTGCAGTTGTCTTGGTACCATCGGTGACATTTATAGCAGATTGTGTAATTGCCCGACTTGCATTGCCCATAGTAGTTTGGAATATCTGTGCTTCCTTACTCATTGCTGGGATACCTAATATCTTTGCTTGGAACGAATCTACTGCACCTTTACCACCTGTTGCTAGAGCATTAGCCATTCCTAGTAATGCTTTCTTTCTTTCATCCTCGCTCATTCCTTGTAATTTGGCCTGGAACATGGCATTTGCTGATGCTTCTTTTAATGCCTTTTGTTGTTCTTCTCTTGATTCACCTGTGATACGAGCTAGTCCATCAAGCTGTTCCATATATTCAGCTGATGCTTGTGTAATTTTATTTGTATTTTGTAATTCTGTTTGTGTTCTTCCACCTGACATAGTAAGGTACGATGCTAACCCGTCATTCACTTGTTCTGTGGTATAACCTAGTGCCATTAAGTGTGATCCAGCTTCACTCTTTAATAGACTATTGCTCAATGCTACAAAGTTTTTAGAACCTTGATCTGCTGTTCCGCCTAGCATAGATAAAAGACGACTATTATTTCTTACAACATTTTGAAATTGATCTAAAGTGAGATATGTTGCAAGGGCGCCTTGACGCAGATCAGTTAAACTTCCTCCAAACCCAACTCCTACATCGGTTAACTTTTGATATGCGTTAAAATTTTGTTGTTGTATTTGTGCTAGTTTTTCAAACCCAGCTGCTAGTGTACTAATAACAGGTCCTGCATTTCTAAATGCGCTGAATACATCACTTACCTGAGCAGTACCATTTATTAACTTGGTCATAGACTCATTTACCTGAGTTATTATGGATACATTTCTATTATGTCGTTCCTGCTCTCGGGTTATTGCCTGAGTGTTCTGAACAGTAGCTGCTGTTTCTTGTCTCTGAGCTTCTGTACCTGCTAAGATCTCTTCTTCGAAATTTTTTAATTCAATATCTGGAAATGTTTTTTTAGCTATATCGAGTAGATTTTTAGAATCAATTTGAGCAATCTTAAGCAAGGCCGCGAGAGTAGACTCGGTGGCCGCATTATTAAGACTTACATTATCAGCGCCTATTGATCCAGTTACATTTCCTGCCATTGTTTTTCACTCGTTCTGTGCGTATATAAATAGTATACAACAACGAGTTTCGCTGTTATATCAAGTTATTTATCGGAGAAAAATATATGGAATCAACTACCAGCCTGCAATTAAATCCATTAGCCATGTTTATGCGCCAACCAAAGATTTATATTCGTTTGCCCAGCAACGGCGAATACTGGCCTGAGAAAAGTTTTGTGCCCAGCGAAACTGGAGAATATCCAGTTTTCTCCATGACTGCTCAAGATGAAATGCTGCTAAAAATTCCAGACGCATTAATGAGTGGGCAAGCTGTAGTTGATGTTATTCAGCATTGTATGCCCAACATTAAGAATGCTTGGGATACACCTACTATTGATCTTGATGTAATATTGATTGCTATTAGACTAGCTACCTACGGTGAAACTATGAGAACTCCTATTAAGATAGGAGAAATTGAAATGGAATATGTAGTTGATCTAAGAACCGTCATGGATTCATTGCAAAGTAGAATACAGTGGGTTCCTTATATTCCTGTTAGTAATGAACTTACATTATTTGTAAGACCGGTTAATTATAAACAATTATCCCAGGCTGCTCTACAAGCATTTGAAACTCAAAAGATAATACAAATGTCTAACAATGACGCAATGAGCGAAGAAGATAAAATTAAAATCTTCAAAGAAAGTTTTTCAAAATTAACAGAACTTACTATTGGTACAATAAGCGCCAGCATTTATCAAATTGATTCGTCAAATGGTTCCACGGAGAATCCAGAGTTTATTAAAGAGTTTATTGACAATGTTGATAGAGATATATTTAATAAAATTCAGAAACACTTAGAAACATTAAAAGACAATAACTCTGTTAAGCCCGTAGTTGTTCCTGTTTCAGAAGAAATGAGAGAAAATGGTATCACCGGCGATACTATTGAAATTCCATTAACATTTGATGTATCTAATTTTTTCGCCTAAGGCTTTTACATCTTGATCTTCCAGAGATTGAAAAACTAGTCAAAGAATATGATGCAGATGTAAAAGCCATAAAAGAAGAAATAATGAAACTATGTTGGTTTATGCGTGG